CGAGTATCAGCCCGCCGAGCGCGCTACGTCAAGGCCAGCGCCAGCATGACGAGCGCCAACAGCACGAGGCCCGCGAGCGTGCGATCAAGCATCTGCACGCCGCGACGCCGCGAAAGAGCCAAAGTCGTCGGCGCGAATCCATGCCAGATCGGCAGTCAAGATGTCGATCGTCGGCCCTCGGACACGCCAGATTGCGCCTTGTCTCGTGAGCTTGGCGCCGCGCTCCTGAGCCAGCGCACGCACCCGCGCCTCGTGGTCGACTTGGCGGCGTGTCACCCGCGTCAGTGCGTCGCGCATGGCGTGTCCTGAGCAAAAGCCTCACGCAACGCCTCGGCCAGTTCGCCCGCGTCGACCAGCGTCGGCAGTTCGCTGGCTTCGTAGTAGCCCTCTGCCGCCCGCAGGCACGCGGCGACGAACGTGCGCCCGTCGACGTCGTGCCTGGCGATCAGCACCGCAAGATCGTTTACCAGTGCTTCTTCAGTCATGACGTACTCCGCGCGCGCACAGTTGCCAGTCGGACGATTCGCCCGGCGTCGCTTCAGTCGGCCGGACAGCGCACCACATCGAACCTTTGAAAGTCGTTACGTCGCCGGTTCGATAAGACAACGCGCGTTGAAATACGCCGCGAAACTGGATGCCGCGCGTCTGCACGTCGGCCGTAGCGGCTTCGAGTGCGGCGATCCGCTTTCGCAAATCGGCGACGGCCTCGATCGTCGTTTTGGCAAGCACCCGAACGACGCCGAACGGCACCGGCTTGTCGTCCTCCATTACTGCTTTCAGTTCGTCGTCCGTCATCGCGGCCCCCATCAGTACGAGACCCCGGTCAACGTCGCCGCAACCGTCGCGCGCCGAGCCCGCCAGTTCGCATGTCCGATGACCATCAGCGCCGTGCTATTGCTTTGAAACATCGAAACCGCGTTCGCGCTCGCAGCGACCGGCGTAGCGGTATTTCCCGTCGGCTCGGTGTCCATCTCGATCGTGGCTTGCTTCGAGGTCCGCAGTTCGACTTCGCCGCCCGCCAGCACGACGCCGGAACCGATGAGCAGCGAGACTTGCGTCGTCGCCGCCGTGTCGTCGGTCATCGGCACGCCTGCCGAGACAAGCGCCGGAATCCCGAGCAACGATCCGCCGTTCACGCCCAGGTTCGGGAAAGCCGGATTTCCGCCAGTCCCGCGCAGCGCGGCCAGGTAACAAGCCGTACGCGGATGCAGGCACCATCGCGCCGTACTCAAATCCTCGCTCGCCAGTTCCTCGACGAGCCCGGTCAAGTCCGTGTCGACCTGCGCCAGCGACGATCCGGTCGAAGCAGTCGAGTAGCCCGTATGCGTTACGGACTCCGGTGCATCGCCGGTGGTGCCGTCGTTGGCCAGATCGAGCAGCGCCGCGTCGAACGCTTCGACCGTCGCCCGGATCAGTTCTTCGGACAACGCGCGCTCGGCCAGCGGCCCCGCTTCCCTCAGGAATTCATCGCGGGCAACCAACAGCGCGCCGATCGTTTTGGTATCGAGTAGCTGCGGCTCGCCGAGCGTAACGGGCGACATTGGGATCGCCTTGCCGTGCCCGGCCCAGTAAGCGCGCACCGCACTGCCAAAGGCGATCGTCGCGGCATTGAAAGGCACATGCACGACACCCGGCAGATTGCCCAGGATCGACAATCGCTTGACCTCGCCGGCCAAGTCGGTCAACACCGGATTGCGTCCGCGCAGGTCGGCATCGTCGGCGGCGGAAACGCCCGAGCGCGTCACCAGCTCGGCCAGCGCATCCGTGCCGCGCCAACCCCGCGCACCGATCCAGCCGATAGCGGCCTGGTGGTCGTCGCGGGTGGTCGCCTTCGCCATGAGGTAGCGAGCGGCCGGAAGGGCCTTCGTCGCGTCGATTCGAGTCTGCAGCATGTTCATCCTTTCGTCAGTTGATGAAACGACGATAACAATGCTCATGTCATCAACCGACGCCGATCACGCCGACGTGCGCGACTGATTGCGTGCGCTCCCATCGGCACGCGCAGCGCCTGCGCCTCGGCGAGCAGTAGTGCATGTTCGGCAGGACACTCGGCCGCACCGCGCAGGACGCGCAGCGCCAGCCGGTCGCAGCCGAGCGCCGCCGCAAGGCGCAGCAGCGCAACGTCCTGCCGGCCCTGTCGCAGCAGCGCCGAGTGCGTGCGGCGCGATCCACGCGGAGGACGAACAGCCAGCCGATCGGCGAAGTCGCCGCCGTCGTGCAGCCAGGCCAGCAGCACCGCACCGAACCAGCGCGAGCCCGGATCGTTCGCCGCCTGCAGCCGGCCGGCGACGCGACGCAGTTCGTCGATCCGTTCCTCGCGCGGCAGCGCCAGGGGATCGCCGATCAGCTGGCCGAATGCGTTGCGCATGGCCCTTCAGAAGAAAAGGATCTCGTAAGCAGGCGCCGGCTCTACCCCGAGCCCCTCACGCGCTGCGACGCCCATCGCCATCGTGAGCGCGACCATGCCGTCGATGCGTCCGGTCGACTTCGCCTTGTCTAACTTCCGATTGCCGGCCGGGTCGCGGACAACCGTCGCGTTCGCCGCGCACATGGCCATAACCGGGTGGTCGCCGTGCGCCATCCTCGAATTGAGCAATTCCGATTCGAGTGCTTCGAGCGCCGGAGAGATCGACTGATACCCCTGGCCGAACGGCTGCATTCGATCGAGGAACGCTTGCGGCGCGCCCTTGCGTGTCATTGCCGCCTGCAACACGTCGAATCTCCATCTGTCGAATGCGAGCGCCTGCAGGTCGTAATCGCTCGTCAGTTCGAGGATTTCCTCGGCCACTGCGTCATAGTCGATCGTCGCGCCCGGTGTTGCGCGCAGGTGTCCCGAACGAACCCATTCGACATATGCCGCGTGATCGCGCCGCGCACGCTCGGCCAGTCCGTCGGCCGGTGTCCAGAATTGCGGGTGAACGTGCCAGATGCCGTCGCGCTTCCAGATCAGCACGAGCGCGGTCAAGTCAGCCACGCTAGACAGGTCGAGTCCTGCATAGACCGGCCCGCCGCTGTACGGTAGAACCTCGCCTGCGTTCTTCTGCCAGACGCTGCGCGATATGAACGGTGCCGATGCCTGTACCCGTTGATTCAGAATCAAGTTGCGGAATCCCGGCTCGCGCGACGGCAGCCGCTCGGCTTCCTCGGCGAGCCCGCGTATGTAATCGCTTTCGATGATCGTGCCGAGCGCCGGATTCGCGGCCGCCCATGCGGATTCATCCATCAGAGCGCACTCGGCCGGCGCCTCGTACACGGTGCAGACGACGTGCGGGTCGTCGCCGCGCCTGGCGTCATCGAGCATCAGCGACAGAAAGTCGCCGTCGTTCGCCGCCTGCGTCGAGATCACGAACTCGATCGGGTTGGCGTGCGCGCCCTGGCCCGAGTGCAGCGCGTCGAACAGCGCACTGTGCGGCCCGACCACTTGCCCGAGCTCGTCGAACACGAACGCGACCGGCGACGTGCCCATCGCGGTACTGGCGTCGGCCGACAACGCCCGGAACCGCACCCCGGTCAACGTGCAGAGCAGTTCGCGCGCCGAGTCCCGAATGACGATATGCGCCGACAAGTCGGGATTCATGCGAATCATCTTCGCCATCAGCGCGAACACCAATGCAGCCTGTTCGCGCGACTGCGCCGCCGAGTAAACCTGCGAGTTCTGCGTCGCCAGCGGCCCGACGACATACGCCAGCAGCAGCGCGGCAACCATCGAACTCTTTGAGTTTTTGCGCCCGACGCTCAGGATCGCCCGACGAGTGCCGTGCGGGTTGTCGAACACGGCGCGGATGAACGCTTGTTGCCAGTCCATCAGCTTCATCTGCTGCCCGACCGCGCGCCCTTCGGGAATCCGGACGTACTCGTGGACGAACGCGATAACGTCGTCGGCCAGCATCACTTGACCCTCTGCAGCCCGCCGAGCAGCGGCGCGACCTTCGTTTGCTCCGTGCGCTGGCCTGCCTTGTGCGGCGCCGAGTGCGTCGACAGCGGCGCAATCTTCAGTCGGTTGCTGATGCCGGCGAGCGCCTTCGAGATCGCCTCGATGCGCTTCCAAGCCTCGGCCGCCGGGTCGACCAGCAGCGCGTCGCCGTCGGCGTCGGCGATCAGGTCGGCGAGCTTGCGCTGCGCCACGGCCAGCGACAC